TGCGTTGCTCAAGGCCGCAAGGCGGCTGTCGGCTGGTCCCGGAGCATATTTACTGTCCGGATCATCGGCGAATCTGGTTCGCATTGTTCCTTGGAACGGCGAATCGAGATATTCTTTTATGTCCAAGAAAACAAAGACTCATTACGCAACGTAGGAGGCATTCATGGCGATCATCTCGGCGAATTTGGCATTCTACCTGACCGGCGGGGCGTCGAACACGCTTCCCTCCGCGTCCTTGGGAGGGGTGATCTCGAACACCGCCTTCACCGACAACGCCCTCCAAAACCTGTTCGCCAACGTATCGCCGGCCGAAGCCTTGGCGGGAAGCGTGAAATATCGGGCTCTGTCGTTCAAGAACCTAGCCGCGGAGACGGCGTACGCGGCTGTGATTTACTTGTCGCAGGAGACGAGCTCGGCTGACACCACCGTTGCGATCGCCTTTGATTCCACCGGGACGCAGAGCGTGGTAAACGAGAACACGGCACCGACCGGCTTGACCTTCTCGACGCCCCTCTCCCTGGCCGCTGGAATCGCCTTGGGCGATATCGCGGCCTCGGGGGTGGCACGGATATGGTTCCGACGCACGGTCACGGCTGGTGCCGCGTCCGCTGCGGATACGGGTAAATTCTCCGTTACCGTTGGGAGTGCTCCCTAATGTCGTTCTATACTCTCCGGGACGAATATTCCGTTGGAACGGAGAAAACGGCGAAGTGGAGCGTATGGGAGGGAGTGTCTAACGAGTTTACCTTCAAGGAGAGCATCCTTTGGGGGATTAGCAGCGCCTTAACCTTCACATATAACATCCTCGGGTATGTCTCCAAAGAATTCACCTTTGTGTGGAATATCTACATTTATGTTTCGCGGGGGTTCACCTACCTCTACCAAGTGGCGATGGGCTTCGGCGGCAAGGTGAAATACTCCTTCTCGAAGGCGAGAACTGTGACGAGATTCTTCCGGAGGACCCGCATTGGCTGATCCCGTTCTTACAGCCACCCTGTCCGGCCAGAGGGCAATCCTTCTGTCGTGGACGTTCGGGAGCAACGCCGACTTTCAGGTGTTTTGGAAATCCAGTAGTCCTCCTGGGCAAGAGTACGTCCTGCTTGCCACGACGAACGCCTTCTCGTACACAACGGCCGAACTTGATCCGTCGAAAACCTACGACTTCTATATCCGGGCAAATGTTGGGGCGACTTACTTCTACAGTAACGTGGTCGAGTTGTTTGTGTCGTGCGGGAAAGGAGTGGTGTTGTCGGATACACCGCCCCCTCCACCGACAAAACAAGAGGGAATACCTATTGTGGTGGTCGATCATAACAACCACAGAATAGTAAAGTTATTGGCTTTGGATCTGTCAGACATATTTTATCTTGGGGGCGCAACTTTCCCTGGATTATCCGATTTCCAATTTAATTATCCATCATGTGTTTGTTTTGATGGTAACTATCTGTATGTAACAGATATGTATAACCATAGAATTACCAAGAGGAATAAATCAGATCAAATGGAATTCGTATCGGAGATAGGGACAGAAGGAACCGGAAACGATCAATTCCAATACCCCATGGGTATAGCCACAGATGGAACGTACCTTTATATATGTGATTCTGATTCGAGTTACCCGTACGACTCATCAAGGATCGTAAAGAGACTCGCTTCTGATCTCTCGTATGTTTCCCAAAACAATAGCCTTGGGTTAAGGGAACCAAATGAGATCGCATACGGCAGAGGAAATTTATTTGTAATGGATTCATTTAATAATAGAATTGTAAAATTACTTGCATCCGATTTATCTTTTGTGTCGGAGGTCGGATCGCTTGGTAGTGGAGAGAATGGATTTGATTATCCTCAAGGAATCGCCTATTGGTATCCTTTCATATATATAACGGATTATCGTAATCATAGAATTATGAAAAGAAATTCCGATGACGCCATGGCGTATGTATCTGAATTTGGAACGTATGGAGCTGGAAACGATAATTTCAATTTCCCCTATGGGATTGCCACAGACGGATTGCATCTTTTTATAACAGACCCAGGCAACGCCCGGGTGGTGAAACGGGTTTTATCAGATTATTCGTATGTTACTCATGTGGGAGAACCTCCGGCAAGGCCCTATCACCAAACCTTCAATGGACCCATGGGCATATGTATTCAATATCTGGAACAGGAGCCGCAAACTGGATTCCGTGGGTCTATTATATTAACCGCGGATTTATATTTTACAGATACTTACGAAGAAGATCCACCCGGTTCCGATATTTGGGTATTAAAAAGAAAATCTAATCTGTCGTGGGTTCCAACAGGCATAACCGGAGCAACTGGAATAAATATATTCGTAAAGAGCTCGGTTGTGCCTTATTATATTTTTACAACAATTGGCCCAGGTGAAGTTTCTTATTTAGCAGAACACTTGGAACTTATAGAAATGCTTAATGAAACCGTGGCATTGACGTTTTATGTGCAATACTTCAATGCAACGGCAGACACAATAGATTCTAATGAGGATTCAACGGGGGTTATGTTTTAATATCATGGATACCTTAATAAAATCCCCAATCGAGAAATTCCCGATTAGATTCGGTTTCTCGAACGATTTGTTGTCGGGAGAGACGATCTCCACCAAGACCGTGACTTGCGTGAGTGCGGCCGATGGGTCTAACACGAAGGCTGATATCGCCTACAGTGCTGGCCCTCCTGTCATCCCTGCCTCCACGGGAATCGTATTGTCGGAGTCTATCGTCTCCCCGGAAGTGATTCTCGTCATTCAGGCCGGCGTAGAGAACGATGAGCATTTGATTCAATGCGTCATTACGACAAGCCTTGGAAACGTCTACCAAAGGGATCTCCTGTTGATTATCCAGACCGTTGTGGATGATTCGTTCAGCAAACAGCCGGCAGATGCCTTCCTATTCGACGTGGACTTCACTCGACGGCTCGAGACGGGCGATACGGTTTCCACAGCGACATGCCTTGCCACGAAAGAATCGGACGGGACCGACGTTTCGGGATCGGTGGCGCCCACCGTCGAAGTCATCACACCGAAGATCGGTGTCCACGTTGCAGCGGGATCCGACGGGGAAACGTATCTTCTCGGGGTCCGGGGAACGACGGTCGCGGGGTATGTCTACGAGAAGAATGTCCGGATGAACGTCCAGGAGCTCCCATAATGGCGGTTAAATATCATCCCGTGAAGCAGCTCGACAAGGGGATCAACAGCCAGCTTCCCGGTTCGCTCGTCCTGTGGGCGATCGGGAGAAACGTGCGGTTTACTCCCGGGTACGTCTCGAAAACCCTCGGCGTGGCGTATCTCGCCTCGACGTTCGGGCACGTTGCGGTCCGTGCTTCCTTCACATTCATCGGGACGGATGGGGCGGTCCGGACGATCGTATGCTGCGACACGGTGATCTACGCCTTCAATGAGGATTTTTCCTCGTACACCGATATCACGCCCTCGCCGGCGCCCACGGGCGGGGTTTCGGATGTGTGGCAATTCGAGCTCGTCGCCGGTCTGCCGATCGTGTCGAACGGGAAGGACGCAATCTGGAAATGGCCGGTCTACGCCTCGGCGCTGACGGCCCTCTCGGGAGCTCCGACATGGGCGAAGCGGATTTCGACCTGTATGCACCGACTCGTCGTGTCGAACATCCTCGAGGGGGGATTCACCTACCCTGGGCGCGTGCGATGGACGGAGCCAGGGAACCCGGAGAATTGGACGATCGACACGACGGGGAAATCCGGCCGGTTCGATATCATGGATTACAACACCGGGATTGAATCGCTGGCGAACATCAAGGCGCAGATCGCCAACGGCCAGAAAATGTTCTTCTTCGCGGAACGCGGGATGTGGACTTCTGACTTCGCCCAAGCGACGAAGCAGTTTGTGGAGACAGACCCCGATGCGGAGATCCTTTCCTCGAAATGCGTCTGCCGGCTTGGAAACTACATTTTCTACCTCGGGAAGCAGGATGTTTTCAAGACGGCGGGGGTGATGCCTGACGCGATCGGACTTCCGATCCGTGACGAGCTGTTCGACAACCTCAACGAGAGCGCCCTCGACACGGCTTTCTGTTTCCCGGTCCGGGCCGCGTCCGAAGTATGGTTCTGCGTGGCGACGGGAACGAACACGGTCCCGGACACGGCTTTTATCTACAACGACGAGCTGAAAGTCTGGACGGTCCTTGGTATCTCCTTCTCCTGCCACGGGGAAAAAGCCCTCACGGGGATCACAAGGGAGATCATCGGGACGGCCGCGGGGGATCTCCTGCAGCTCGACAGCGGCGGCAACGGGTACGCGGCCGCGGTCTACAACGCGATCGACGGATATATCGAGACGGGCGACCTGAATTTCGATCTTCCGGACCACATGAAGCGGATCGCCGAAGTCATCCCGGACCTGAAAGTGCAGCCCGAAGTTTCCGAAATGATGATCCGGGTAGGCGTCCGGAATCGCTTGGGCGAGGATATCAAGTGGTCGGATCCCGTCCCGTTTACGATCGGCGTATCGGAGAAATGCGATTTTGACGATTTCCGGAAGGAAGGAAAGTGGGTGCGGATCCGCTTCTATTCCAACATAAAAGATGCACCGTGGTCCCTTGCGGGATTCACAATAAAGTATGAAATCGGAGGAACACGATGAACAGCTCCAACGTGATTGAAATGGCGCCAAAGACCGACCCGGGCAGGGCACAGCTTATCCTGGGGCTTCTCCCCTGCATGAATCAGTTTCTCCTGAACGCGGTTGCCCCCGTCATTCTCCCGGGGATCAAGGAACTTGCGGAGGCTTCCATGGGGGAATTCACGGCCTACCAGGTGATGAACGATATCCTGTTCGGCGGGAAGCAGCTACACATGGCGTACGCCGACCGCACGGGGATCACGCCGGAACAGTTCCAGGAGACGTTCGCCAAGAAGCTGCAGGAGCCGGCGAAGGATTTCGTGGGATTCTCGGTGATCGAACCGCTTCGGAACGCCGGCTTCCATATCTTCGCGGTCTATATCATGCCCGAATTCAGGGACTCGAACATGATGCAGAACGGCCTTGCGTACCTCGAGGGAGAGGCGAAGAAGATGGGTTCCCCGTTCATTTCGCTGGCGACGAGGCACGATGCTTCCGGAGCTTTTGCCCGGATGGGGTACGTCGAAACGACTTCGAATTACAGGAAGCAGCTCGGCAAGGAGTAGGCCATGATTTCAGCGGTCATCAGCGGAAGGGGGCGGTTCTCGCATCGAGCGGGGGCACGTCGGTCCCTATTGGACACGCCTCGCGGGGCCCGGTTCAAAGGCGGTGGCGGCGGTTCTGCGGACATGGTGAGCTACACGAACCTCCTGCCGACGTACATCCCGGGAATTCAGTCCTGGGCGACGGCGTATCTTGCGGCAGCGATGGGAATGATGACCTCCCCTGGGAATTTCACGGCGTATGCCGGCACCACCT